GGTATAGATGTTAATTATTTTAAAGAAAATTTAAATGGTTTGTCTACTGGTATTTTAGTTGATTGGCATGATGGTTTTAGTAAGTTTCCACAACAACACAAACCATTGCATTTGATTACTATGGAAGATGGAAATTATTATTTATTACCAAACAATTATTTAAGATGGAATGATCCTTCGTTTACCAATGAAAAGTTATGGGAAAAATGTAAAAATTATAAAAGAGGAACAGAAGTCTGGTTTCCAGAGAATAAAATAAACAGGTAGGTTTTCTATGAAAGACTTGAATGAAATTGTAAAGATAGAAAAAGCCATAGCAGAAAAATATGGCGAAGATACTATTATGAATCCAAAATACTATTGGAACGAAGAAAAAGAAAAAGCATACATAGAACAATTAAAAGAACTATCACAAGTTGAAAAAAATAATGATAAAGATCAAAAAATAAATGTCGATGGTGTTTTTATTTCTAAAAAACTACTTAATAAAGATAGTAACAGAACTTGTCCAATTTGTTCTACCTATTCTTTTGACTTAAAAGACGATTTATATATGAATCGTTTTGAGTGTTGCCAAAAATGTTATATTCAATGGATCGAAGGAAGAGAAGAAAGATGGAAGACAGGTTGGAGGCCAAATAAAAAATGAAAATAGCAAGAAACAGATTAAAAGAAATTATTCAAGAAGAACTTGAAATGTACTCTGATGAACCATCAGAAAATTTGATGGGAGATCCAGAATATGATCAAGAAGGTTATATGACCAAATCTGAACTTTATAAGATTGGCAAATACGCTCTTGAACTTCACGATATGATTGAAGGAGATGATAATCTTCCAGAGTGGATGCAGTCAAAAGTATCTAAAATGGCACAGATGATTGGCGATGTTAAACATGCTCTTGAATATGATCAGCAATATGGTGAGTTTGATCAACAGCAAGAAGAACCAACATATGACGATTATTCTGATGAAGAATATGAAGAAGAAATGGAAGAATACTAATGATCATAACTGAATCTAAACTTCGTAATATTGTTAGAAACGAACTTAAAAGATTCCTTATCGAACAAGACGTTTCCCTTTATCCACCAGAAGAAGGCAATATAAATGTTGAACTTCCACAAGATGAAGGCGAGATAAAAGTAACAATAAGCGCAGAAGAGATTGCACAAGTAGCAAACGAACTTGCCGAAGAACCAAGCGAAGAAGAAGTTATGACAACACCAGAAACAATCGATGCTTATTTAAGCGAAAGGAAAAGAAGATAAATGGCAACAACTTATGAAATAATCCAAGGACTTCATCAAGCAGCAGCAAATGCTTATGATGGTGTGCATGTTCAAGGTTATTCTTCCGATAACAAAGCTCGCTCTATTGGCCTTAAAAGAGAGGAGGGTGATCCTTTAATTGATTCAAGAATCATCGATGGTTTTAAAATCAAAACAAGTGGAAACATGCTTACAGTTATTTATACCTCTGATATTAGATTAAAAGATGTATACATGAAGAAAGATTTTGAAGGTGATTTAGAAGATACAATCGAAAAAATTGTTTCCTTTCTCAAAAAAGAATATAAAGACATTACCAAACAAACCATCTCATTAACTCCCACCGGCGAAGTTCAAGTGTTTGTCCAACCCGTTTCAAGACAAAGAACTACCGTAGAAGCTAAAAAACATTACAAGATTAATAGTCTAAAAGATGTAGAACCAGTTTCTCCTCCGTCAGAAGATATAACCAGAGATATTACAAGAAAGTTTTTGGAAATGGGAAGAGAGAAAGCAAAAAAACCATCAAATGTTAAGTTTAAAAACGACTAATATGAAATGTACAAACTTACCAAACAACAGATTCAAGACGAAATTTTAAAGTGTGGTAAGAATCCTGCATACTTCATAAATACATACTGCAAAATCTCACATCCTCAACGTGGTCCTATCCCATTCAGAATGTATCCGTTTCAAGAGGACATTGTAAAGAACTTTCAAGATCATAGATTTAGCGTAGTTCTAAAAGCCCGTCAGCTTGGTTTGTCAACCGTAGTTGCGGGCTATATTGCTTGGTTAATGCTTTTTCATCGTGATAAGAACGTTTTAGTATTAGCGACTAAACTTTTGTCAGCATCAAACTTGGTAAAGAAAGTCAAGTACATCATTAAGTCAGTTCCACCTTGGCTTATGATTGCCACAGTAACAATCGACAACAGAAACTCGTTTGAACTTTCAAATGGTTCACAAATTAAATCTTCTGCAACTTCTGCCGATGCTGGTCGTTCTGAAGCTTTGTCTTTACTTGTATTAGACGAAGCTGCATTCATTGAAGGTATGCAAGAGCTTTGGACAGGTCTTTATCCTACAATGGCAACTGGTGGTCGTTGTATAGCAATTTCAACTCCAAATGGTGTAGGAAATTGGTTTCATCAAACTTATGTTGATGCAGAATCAACAATAAATGAATTTTACGCAATAAAATTACATTGGTCGGTGCATCCTGACCGTGATCAGATTTGGTTTGATAGAGAAACCAAAAATATGGGCAAAAGAGAAATTGCACAAGAATACGAGTGTTCTTTTAATGCCTCTGGCGAAACTGTTATGGATGCAGAAGATTTGGAGTATTTATCGCAATCTTTTGAAGAACCAAAGATGCGAGTTGGATTTGATAGAAACTTGTGGATTTGGAAAGAATATTATGAAAAGTGTAAATACCTTATCGTTGCAGATGTAGCGAGAGGTGACGGTAAAGACTTTTCAGTTTTTCATATTATAAACCTTGATACGATGGAACAAGTAGCTGAATATCAAGGAAAAATAAACACAGATGGATTTGCAAATCTTCTATTTAATACCGGAAAACAGTATGGAAACTGTATGATTGTTGTTGAAAACAATAATTTAGGTTATTCAGTATTAGAAAAAATTATAACAATGGGGTATAAAAATGTTTATTATTCTACTAAAGGCTCAACTGAATATATCGAGCAGTATGTTGCAGAGGGAATGTCTAATTCAGTTCCCGGCTTTACTACATCACATAAGTCTCGTCCACTTATAATATCAAAACTTGAAGAATTTATTAGATCAAAATCAATCAAAATAAATTCTGTTCGTTCTTATAACGAGCTTACTACTTTCGTTTGGCATAGCGGAAGACCGCAAGCAATGCAAGGCTATAACGATGATTTAGTTTTAGCTTTATCGATTGGTTGTTGGGTAAAGGATACAGTGTTCCAAAGTGTTACAAAAGATGTAGAATATCAAAAAGCATTATTGACAAGTATAGGTAAAACGGGTAAATTATTAGATACTAGCATCCCCGGTATGATTGGGTATCAAAAAAATAATAGATTAACAGATCAACTTTTGCAGCAAAGAGAAGTGCAAAAAAACTTTATGTGGATATTTAAAGGATAGATATGGCAAATAACAAAACTAAAAATACCAGAAATTCCGAATCTTTATTGTTCAAACAATTAACAAAGCTTTTTTCTGGTCCTATTACCAATTATGATCAACAAACACAAAGCAGATACAGAAGAACCCAACTTGATAAGTTTAAGTTTCAATCTGCACAAGGTTTAGAATTTAAGAAATCAGAATATCTTTCCTACGAAAATATATCCACCAAAACGATGCAAGCACAAAATCGTGCTGATAGATACATCGATTTTGATCAAATGGAATATATGCCAGAAATAGCATCTGCTCTTGATATTTATGCAGATGAAATGACCACAAATAACGAACTAACTCCAATGTTAAAAGTTAAGTGTGCAAACGAAGAAATTAGATCAATATTAGAAACATTATATTTTAAAACTCTTAATCTTGAATCAAACTTATTCAGTTGGTCAAGAAATATGTGTAAATATGGAGATTTCTTCCTTTATTTAGAAATTGATGAAAAAATTGGTATAACAAATGGTGTAAGTCTTCCTTCAAATCAAATCGAAAGAATGGAAGGCAAAGATAAAACAAACTCTAATTACGTTCAATTTCAATGGAACTCTGGTGGTTTAACTTTCGAAAATTGGCAAGTTGCCCACTTTAGAGTTCTTGGAAATGATAAACACTCTCCTTATGGAACTTCTGTACTAGATCCAGCAAGAAGAATCTGGAGACAACTTACCCTTCTTGAAGATGCGATGATGGCTTATCGCGTAACGAGATCCCCAGAACGTAAAATCTTCTATATTGACGTTGGAAATATTCCACCAGAAGATGTAGAACAATACATGCAAAAAGTCATGACCCAAATGAAGAGAAATCAGATTCTTGATTCAAGTACGGGCCGTGTTGATTTACGTTATAATCCAACCTCTGTTGATGAAGATTACTTTATTCCAGTTCGTGGTGGAACGAACAATACAAAGATTGAAGGTCTTCCCGGTGGACAATTTACTTCTGCAATTGAAGACGTAAAGTATTTAAGAGATAAACTGTTTGCTGCTCTTAAAGTTCCTATGTCTTATCTCATTAGAGGTGATGGGGCATCAGAAGACAAAGCAACTCTTGCTCAAAAAGATATTCGTTTTGCCAGAACTATTCAAAGACTTCAAAGAGTAGTTGTTTCAGAACTTGAAAAAATTGGTATTATTCATCTTTATACACTCGGATTTCGTGGAACAGATTTGATCTCATTTGGTCTTTCACTCAATAATCCGTCAAAGATTGCAGCACTTCAAGAGCTTGAACATTGGAAAACTAAATTTGATGTTGCCTCTGCTGCAACAGAAGGATACTTTTCCAAGCGTTGGGTTTCACAAAACATCTTTGGTCTTTCCGATGAACATATCGTCAAGATTCAAAGAGAAATGTATTTTGATAAGAAGTTTGCTACTTCCCTTGAACAAATTGGTGCTCCACAAGAAGAAGGTGGTGGTGGAGGAGGTGGAGGTGGTTTGGGTGGATTAGGAATGCCAACAGGTGGAGAAGAAACTACAACACCAGAAGTTGAT